AGCGCCCCTGTTGGGCGCTACCCTTAATGTTGAACTTTGTTTCAACTTCCATACAACGTTATGTCATATGAAAGCTAGACACAGTGACGGCGATTGCAATCTAGACGAAGACGCTTTATGCGTTTTCGTCGAAGACGGCGAATGTTGGCACCGTGCCAGACTGGAAACTCTGTCTGACGACGAAAAGCGGAAGCTAATCTTCGTCTTATCGGAGCTTACAGCCTCGAGTGTGACGTAGCGTTTGACGTATGTATGCTAACAACAGTGAGTCGTAACCATGTTAGGGACACCGTCGTCGAACCTACTGTATATACAGCAGTCGACGGCAATGTCGCCGTTCCGAACGACATATCTCGTGACACTGTAATCCCCTTCTTTGAGGATTACTATGAGCGATATACGCCTAATTCGGCCGGTAACCGTAACCAGTGGAAAGCCTTCGAGCACTATAAATGTGCCGTTGTCAATTCGCCAGTTATGGTTAGTTCGAAACTTTTAACTAGCAGATATGATTCTGGGTCAGGTTGGCCCAATTATCATTCTGCTGTAGTTTCGGACCCTTATTATGGTTACGCCGGAGTTAACATTAACTCCGTCGCACACTTCGGTGTGGGAGCTCACTATGGAGGACCAGGCAAGCTCAATCTTGGGCTGCCTGTTTTCATAGCCGATCGCTTGGATGGCGGTTTTGTACCGCCACCAGCCTCTCTTGACGAGTTGACGCAAAACGCTTTACAGCGTATGCTTCCTCTCATAAAGAGTGAGTTGTCACTCCTTAATTCTCTTTACGAGATTAAGGACTGGCATACTATCGGGACTAGTCTTCGTGAGGCACGACGTCTTCTGAATAAGCAGGGTTTCACCCGTGCTGGCAGAAACGTCTCCCTCATGGAAGGCCTCCATTCAACGGCTGACGGTTATCTTCAAGCGAAGTTTAACGTCTTGCCGCTGTTATCGGACATAGCCGGCATTCAGACCGGTCTGTCTACGTTCATGAAGCGTATAAACGACTTCGTGACTCGTTCGGGTCGGGTCCAGTCCAAGCATTTTGCTTGGCGCTGGTATGAATACCCTGATAGCTTAGAAACAACTGATCCCTTCTTCCTGGATTCAAACACAGGTTTTTATCCAGGTTCGGAGGGCAGTTGTCGATATAGCCGTCAGGTGATCTACCAACCGACCGTGTTTCATGCTCAGATTGAGTATAATTATAATTATACTCAGTACCAGATCCTGCATGCAGGATTACTCGCCCTCTTAGATGCCTGGGGTGTTAACCTTAACCCCCAGATCATCTGGATGGCGATACCATGGTCCTTTGTTGTTGACTGGGTCTTCGGCGTCAGCCGATGGCTTGGTCAATTCAAAGTTCAGAACATGAAACCGACGATAAACATACGCCGATTCTTGTGGTCTGTGAAGCGCCATCGCCGGATATTCGTATCTAAAGAACTTGGATACGATCTATCGGGTCCTTTGGCGCCTTATAGGAACCTCGAGAGTCCACTGCCCGTTGTCGACGAATCTGCTTATCGCAGGTTTGTCGGCATGCCGAGCAGTAGCTCGATTATATCGAGCGGGTTGAGCTCTTCGGAGTTCAGTCTAGGGGCCGCGCTTGTAATTACGCAGCGTAGACCTCACAAAAGATTCTGACATTTGCCAACTTTGTTGGCAGTTGTTAGAACTTCACATCAACACAAAAGCATGCTAAGTAATACACTTAACACGAACGAAATCAAGAACGCGGCAGGCACCGAACAAGAGTTCGGTCGCCTGTCAACCGGTCCCCGACAGACGGAATTCAGTCTTTTGACTGAATCACCGTCTGCTCCTCATCGCCTGAGCATTGCGCATCAGGAGACGGGGAGTGGTATCCGTAAGCGGCGTCGTTCGGTCGTTCGATTCGACAAGACTGTCGTTTCGACGGTCGACAACGTCACTCCGGTCACCATCTCCGCTTACGCAGTTCTCGACGCGCCTGTTGGCGCGTTGACTGCGAATACGGAGCTCGCCAACGTTCTCGCCAACTTGAACTCGTTCCTCTCCACAACTGGAGCTGGAACAACTGTTCTGTTTGACGGAACTGGCAACGGGTCCGCCGTTCTTCTTGCGGGTGGTCTTTAATCACCCGTTATGAAGAGCGGTTCTCGGTGGCTGGCTCTGGTTGGTTTCCTCCCTGTGTTCCTCTTTTTGAGTTGCACGGGTTGGGTTCCAATTAAGTCAGTCACTGTTCGTTTCGGCGAATCTACTAATGCTCCGCTAATCCAAGACGTTGGTTCTGTAACCAACAGTCCCAAGACTAGCGTCATCAGTAGATAGGTCAATTGGGGTCGTTCTCTGTGACCCAGCCGGACGGGAACCATTCGTACTCGGTACCGAAGACTAATCGAGGTGGGACCATAAGTCTCACATTTCGATAGATCAACGATCCGTGGTCGAAGTTCTCGTCCGTTACTAGGTCTTGGAGATTCCCCCAAGGGGCCTGAGAAGGTCTCTCCGGATTATACCTCAGAGCTACGATGATTGGCACCAATAGTGTCTTTATCGTTGCTCCGTTTGGTATGGTCCTGAGGACCGACTTCTTTAATAGTTTATTCATAACTGTTATAGATCCCGACACGAATTCGTATGAATCGTGGAGTGTATGCATGCTCTAGGAAGGATACCTTATGGATCCTGACAAGAGCCTAGATGATAGTATTAAAATCATCGCTGCACTGCTCCACGACGTTCACACGTCGCATGGAGTTGTGTTCAACAATCGTGCATATCGCTTAACCTTAAATAAGTTAAGTAGACGTGCACGGCAGGAGGGATTTGGTTTTCTTGCGAAAACCATGCCCCGGCTGGGCAAGGGCCTTGACAAGGCACTTGCGGAAGTTGCACCGCTAAACTGTATCGAGTATGGCTTTAAACCCATCCCCGGTACTAAACTCCCCATCTTTATGGGAGAGTTTTTTAGCAGAGTACTTCAACCAGACGGGACTGTCCGTCCTGATTCATGTGCAAACTGCGTCAAGGTGTTGCGGGAGTTACTGTACTTGTTTTACAAGTACAAGCTCCCCTACACGGAGGCACAGGAACAACTGGTCGTCGACAAGTTCGAAAGAACTGAAGACGAATTAACAGCGAGCTCTGTAAACCTCAAGTTTCTTGAGTTGTTTGCTGAGTTACACGGTGCAAGATTGAGTAAGCGGAATAGTCCGCCAAGTCAACTTGATGTCGTGCGCAAGGCTAGGCGTCTTTTGCAAAGACTCTTTGCCTTCTTCGACCCTACTGATATCTATCCCCGACACGGACCTGGGTCTGTTGCCACCCGGCAACAGCTTTGGTCCAAATATGTCTGGTCTAATATCAGCAGTCGCATCACGGACCTATATCCTGCTGACGCATATTTTTATGCATCTTTAGGACATGTTTGTGATGACCTTTCGGCGTTTAACGCCGTTGGTTCGGAGGATCTCTCTGCACGGGTTTTACTCGTGCCTAAGGATTCTCGCGGGCCTCGTCTTATATCTTGCGAACCCGTTGATTTTCAATGGATTCAGCAAGGTCTCGGGCGGGCCATCGTTCAGTTAGTAGAGCGGCATCCCCTGACAAAGGAGAATGTCCGTTTTACAGATCAAGAACCCAACCGTAATGCCGCCCTCGCGGGCAGTGCTACGGGTAAGTACGCTACCTTAGACCTCAATGAGGCCTCTGATCGCGTCAGCCTTGATCTAGTTCGCCTGCTGTTTCCAGAATACCTATATAGGTATCTGGAGGCGTGTAGGTCTGTCTCTACGGAGTTACCATCCGGCAAGGTAATCAAGCTCAAGAAGTTTGCGCCTATGGGAAGCAGTTTATGCTTTCCTATATTAGCGCTTACAACTTGGGCTATCCTTGCTGCCAGTGCTCCTGACGCACACACGCGAGAGCGTGTGTATGTGTACGGCGATGACGTGATCGTTCCGACGGCTTTTGCCGTGAACGCGATCGAACAACTCGAATCGTTTGGTTTAAAGGTAAACCGCGATAAGAGCTGCATCAGTGGACTCTTTAGAGAGTCGTGTGGCATGGATGCCTTCAAAGGCAATGATGTCACTCCTGTCCGTCTTCGGACAGTCTGGTCGTCTCACCGTTCGCCTGACGTCTATACCAGTTGGATCGCTTATGCGAATTCCTTCTGGAATAGGCGCTACTACTCAGTCTACAACTTGATTGTAGATAGGCTTCTGTCCATTTATGGGCCGATACCTAGCAAAGACATGCATCTCGCATGTCCTAGTCTTGAGTCAGTACCCGAACACTCGAGACCTACGCGTGCCCGCACGAACAAACGCTTGCAAAAGCGCGAGTTTTATGTGTGGGACGTTAAGTCTCCGTCCATTAATAAACGAATCGGCGGGTGGTCGATGCTTCTTCGGTATTTTGCCGAAAAGGCTAACGACCAAAACGCGCGACTCGTGGACGAGTGGAGTGTGGACCATCGTCCTTCTTTCGAGGGCGAGAATCCGTTCTCGGTCAGTCTGTACACGAGCCGACGCACGAGCATGCTCGTGCGCCGGTGGCGATGATAAGTGGCCCTTTTGTTACGG